CCTTTAATAATTGATTCATCCACATACCTCCTACAGTGGTTCTTCAAGTCAAGTTCGTTAGGCGTGTAGTTCAGATAACTTTCCATTATCTTCCCTAGTGTCGCTCTGTTGTTTTCTGCGACACCAACCATCATGCTCGTTTGCATGAATTGTTCCATGCGTGGATCAGGAGGAGGCATCATCCCTGTCATCGGGTCAGGCTGAGGAGGCTTTGGGTCAATACCCAACGCTTCAGGAGTAACTACCGGAAACTTCTTCGGTGTTACTGTCCTCACCGGATTACGGTGATAGATAACAGAGCCAAACAGCTTGACTGCCTCAAAGACCTTGTTGATGGTCATTCTGAAGCTAGGTGGAGCAACCTTAGAATATTTTCCTGACTCGCCAGCTTCATCCCAAAACCAGTTATCAGAGCCGTCGAAGAAATGGAGGCACTCTTTAGCGTCCATAGAGAACGGCTTCTTGTGCTTACGAGCCTGAGTCAGCTTTGAGAGCCAACCTTTAGCTACAGAACGAAGTGCTTCCTCAATATCTTTCTGCTTAACTAATTCATCAGGAATAGGTGGCAACTGACCGTCCGTGTCATTGGATGCCATAGGAAGTTCTGGTTGCAGGTTTTCATCTTCCATTTATCACATCCTCTTCCTTTGCCCAACAGTCAACAAGTGTGCTTTTTCTCCTCGAAAGACCTTTGCGGGCAAGATATTCAGGAAGGAGGTGCAGGCGACTTTTGCTCAAATAACGCCTACAGCAGACCCACAAGCCGTTTCGACCTTGGGCGATGCCAACGTCCACCGTTGCATAGCCGCTATGATTCGCATAGCAACATGACCGAAAAGCCCCTTCAGGCGTGCTGGCACAACCAAGTCCTTCCGCAAAAGGACTGTGACCACCCCTATGACGCAGACCGCCAGCAGCGGAAGCCTCAGCAGCTTCTTGAGCCGTTCTGTGTGCTAGTGCTGCTGAAGTTAGTGCAAGAAACAAAAGTAAGGTACGCATTATAAAAGTCTCCTTACAGTTATTTATTCCCAGTAGACTTAGTTTTGGATCGGGCTTTCGCAACTTTCCAGTCAGTTACCATGTCGTTTAACTGCGGCATTAACTTGGTCATTGGGTGCAACTTATAGCAGCCCCATTTCTGCCAAGCATTTGCAGTCTCGCTTTCCTTCCAAAACGGGTCTTCTGCATGACGTACAGACTTCTTCTCAATCCAGCCCGTACTTTGGCCGAAAACAAGAACACTCAAAGAAGTACGCCCCGGTTTTTCAATTACAAAACCCAGTGCTGGGTCTCGTGGATTGATTGGGTTTGCATAAAAAAGAACAAGATCACCGACTGCTAGCTCTGGCATTGCCCACTCTGACATATTTGCCTCCTATGGTTAGTGGTATTCACTAACAATAAGGCCCCAATGAAAGCGGGCAAATTAAACATCAAAGCTATACGAATAGCTGTTTGGTGCGAGATTGATTACACCTTCGCCTTTTGCACGCTCTTTTGCCCTTTTCTTTGACCATTCATACCACCAAGGGTTTTCAACAGCCTCTACAGGCTTATGGTATTCAGGCTCATAAGCACACAAATAACGCAAAGTATCCATGAGATGCTGCTCGCCACGCTTACTAGGCTCGTCAGTAACAACAGTTTGACCAGCTACCTGCATAGTCTTTTTCTTGTATCTGCGTATTTCTTTCTGGAAGTTAGGGCAACTGCCACGGAGAACACGGAGATGAGGAGTTCCGTTTCCTCTAATGTGCATTGCCATGTGGGCAGATGCTATGCCAGCTTGAATGTTATCCGAACCGGGAATGAAGGAACTGCCAGTAACCTGAGACCGTATCCCTCGCCTAGACATTTCTTCTGAGTATTGCTGCTGTGGTGTGCGACCACTACCAATGTCGGTGATCCTTCCACCGTGTGAATCAATTATAAACGCATAGAATTGCTGGCCCTTGCACTTCTGATACATCTGTTCTGCAAAGATAACTGCATTAGCACTGCGAATATACAACTCGTCGTACACTAAGATCATGCTTCCATCAGGAGGCACAGCGGCAAACAAAACTGCACACACAGAATGGCCGGGATCAATAACTGCATACCGACACCAGTCCTGAGGAACTGCCGGAAGCATTGGATCAGGATTGTCGTAACCGTGTATACCCATGTTAAATGTTGGATAAACCAGCAAGCTGTCATAGGTGAACTCACCCTCAGCTCGTTTACGGACTTCCTCTTCACCAAGAGCAGACCACCGAGCCATCATCTTTCGCTTTTCCTCATCATCAATATAAGGATTATCAAGGAAACGATAGGTAAACTTCTTAATGTCTTTCGTGTCACCTTCCTCCTCAGCCTTTTCAGCTCGCTCAACTAATCCAAGCAAAGCGTCATTCTTCGACCAAGGCATAGCAGACCAAATGAATCTACCCTTACGGTCAGCAAGTCGAGCCTGCATTTCACCGACAAACGATTCATTGTTGATGTCCTCATCAAATACCACGAGATCGAGCTGAAAACCTTGCGGGGGAGGGCCATCACTAGAGAAAAACCAAAGATTCGTTCCGTTGGTAAGCTCGCAAGTGTTTATGTAATTAGCACTCTTCAACACCCATGACTGACTTTTAATCATCCGAGGAGGAATAAGCGGAGGTGCTGGCTTGCGTTCTGACTTACGTTCTCGATCATTGAGTGGATGATACGCACGAAACTTATCAGTCTTTTCATCTTTAATGATGTAGAAAGCACCGGCCTTGAAAAGCAGAGGAAATATGGTCATTCCTATGTGTCGCCACCCCGCACCAATAATGGCAATATTCATATTCTTTTCAGGATACTTACCTTTAACGGGATGCGTACCAGAAGCAGCCCAAGCAAGTTCAACCATCGTACACATGGACTTCCCTGACCTATTACCTCCAATTACAAGCTGTTCATACGCAAGGCATTCATGGAACGGTTGCTGGTACTTGTTCGGTATATATAGACGCAAAGGCTCCAAAGATCGACGGGCTACTTCTTTCTGTAGCTCCATCATCTGGTCTTGCGAGTGTTGGCTTATACCTGCGAGAAGACTCATCCTATACGCTCCACGGTTGCGGTCTCTTCGACTGTTTTAACACCCAACAGTCGATTGCCATTGTAGTTGATGACCGATTCTTCAATTCGCTTGTTTAGTTCGGCCTCTAGCTCACCGTCAGACATGAGTGCTATAGGTGCCCTTGTTGCACCAGACTCCGCAACCTTCACAGTAAGTTTGCTTACGAGTTCCAGTATTTGTGTTCGTATACGTCCACCGGCAGGAGCAGCGTGATACTGAGAGATCAATGCGGAAGCAAACCCATGAGAACCACCGAGAAGGTGCATGATACTTTCAAGCATCTCAGAGGTATGGGGTATCTCTGATCCACCCCTACTTGACTTCTTTAAGAAATCACCACACGCATTTGCTTCCAAACGCTCTAACTTCTTCTTTTGCATTAAAGCCTTAGTGCAAGACTTGCATACAGGACTGAAGTCATCAGAACCTTTAATCTTTGGAAAACGCTTTCCATTCAGCTCTTTTGGTAACTCACAAGCAGAACAAGTACGCCAGCCAATAGGGGCTACCTTTTCTATCTTGTCTTCATTCTCTTGCTGTACAATTTCGTCCATCTCGTCACCTCACCGATCTAGTTGAATTTGACTGCTTTCACCTTCTGCCTTTTTTCTCAACTGATTCATAGCCGTAGGTTCTTGAGGAACCCCAGCCTGTTCTTCCATCCAGTCTGCCATTCCTCGTTCGTCAATAAAATCGCCTTGTATTGCCATCTTTGGAGTGCGAGTCATAAGCTCTCTAAGTAAGTTACTCATTTGATAATGTCCTCAAATATGGCTTTCCACTCTGGGTCTTTCTCAATCAACTCAATGAACTTCGCAAAGATTAAGAACGCTCTATTCCTATAGGGCTTTTCCTTTAAGCCAACGGTAATACAGAACGCTGCTACTTCTTCTATTGCTTTCAGGTTGTCTATTGTTCCATTGGCATCCTCAAACTCTTTTAGCAATGGGAGAATAGGTGCCCACTGCCTAGCAGTCTTGAGGTCGTCGATTACCCCTCCGTATGTTTCTGGTTCGCTTAGGTCACTCACTGGTAGTCTCCACTGAAGGAATGAA